TGTGTAGTGAATTAACAATTGTCTGATTTATTTTTGGAAAATATTCAACAATAGATAAATCTCCCACAATGTCTGCGACTTTCGCATTATCAAGTATATAAATTCTTTCAAAGAGGCCAGAACGAGCAAATTCCTGCAGAACTCTATAAACAACCTTTTCTTGTCTTTTTTCGCCTTCGTTTAAAAAACTCAAATCGGGCTTTAAATAAACGACACTAAGCTCTGCATTTTTAATTTGCTCTAAAACCCCCAATATTGCACCGGCGGTTACGCCGCCGCCGGCGCAAATAAAAAACACCCTATTATCACCAACAGATCTTGTTAATTTTGGAAATTCGGGTACACTCTTTTCTGCCTCTTCCATTGTCTTTGATTTTGGCAAACTATAACAATTTTTTCCAGAAATATCAACATCAACACAATGAACATTATATTGAGGATATTTTTCGAAATTTTTAGCTATTTTACAACCAGCAGTGCCAAATCCAACTACTTCCATTTCACTTCCTTCATCTCGCCAAAGTTTTTGCCAGCTTGCACCGAAACAACAAAGTTGCCTAAATCAGTTTCTGCAAATGTATCAAAAATCTCTTTTAGCAGCCCTTTATCTTCTTTTGCCAAGTCAATTACCAACGAATCGTGTATTGCAAATGCTATATACGACTTAGAGTCTTTAAGCAAGTCATAAACTTTAATCATTTGTCTCAAAACCATATCTGCCGTTGTGCTCTGAATCAAATAATTCAAAGCATGAAATTCATCCGCTTCGATCTTCCTGCCAAATGGCGTTGTAACTATTTTACCATCCCAGTATTTTTCTTTAACACTAGATCTGTCATAAGCCATGTTTGCCAAATAATCTTTAGAATCTGGATTGTACAACCAAGCAAAAATACGTTCTTTGGCATCTTTCCGCGGCATATGAAATACATTTTTAGCATTCCATTCGTGTATGTCCTCTTTTGGCTGTTTTTTGTCGCACAAAGCCAACAATGTTCTTAATTCGGCAGCATTAAAATCCAACTCCACATAAAGATCGTTATTTGGCTCCAAAATAGAGCGATATTCTTTTTTAAGTGTCAAAATGGGAAAAGACTTTGGCTCTGTCGTAAGTCTGCCAGTTTTTGTTCCAAAAATATTATACTTAATATGCTTTTCTGCCTTTTTTAGACGTTTCAAAAAATTTCTAGCTGCAATTTGGTGGCCCAACGTACTTAGTTTATGCATTTTTAAATTTAATTGTCGATTTTTAATATCTTCGACAACTTTTGCAAGCTGCAGCAAAAATTCATAGTTTTCTGGTTTTTTGTAATTATCAAGAACATGCTTTGTTATTTGATTTTTGATTTCATAAAAATCCAAAAGAAAATGTTGTGGCACCAAATCATAAAAACAGTGCTGTTCTAATGAAATTTTTGCTTGTATAAAAGAATTTAAATGTGCCTTAAGTTTATTGCTGGCTTTAAACCAATTTGTTTTCAAATATTCTGGGCAAACGTCATTAATAGTGGCACCACCACAATATAATCTTGCAAATTCAACCTCAGAAGACAGATCGCCTTTATATTCCCAAGTGCCTTTTAAACCCGGCGGCTCGTCTTCGTAAAGAGTGCCATCCGCGTAGATATTTTTACATTCAGCTTTGTTATCCAGTGTTTGAAAAATCATTTATATGCTAAATAGAAACTATAAGCCACTCATATGGACTTTGCCTTATTTCTTCTATCGGCTGTGGCTCTTCTTTATTATCCGCCACATGCATTATCATTATAGGATCTCCTTCAGTTACTGTCAAGAACTTTGATGGAGAATGAGCCCCTATGGTACCAAAAATACCTTCAATATAGGTTATTGCTAAATTTGCAAATTTATAAAATTTTGGATCGCTGGCATATGCCCCAGGGCCTGCGCGGTCGAAAGGTGACGCGTCGGGGGCCCCCAGCGATTCAATTGCCTTGGCATAAAAACGGCGGGCATGCGTTATAATTCTTTTCATTTGCATTTTATTATAAGGACTGCCCCTTTCAATATTTCTGATTTCTGCATACCAGCCAATTATTTCAGGCGGCAAGACACGAACATTTAAATCCACAGTTTCGCCGGCAGTAGAAGCGGCTGATTGTTTTATTGTTTTATATTGAAAATAGTTCACAGGCCTTGTAACACTAAACTTATTTAAAAGAGTCTTAACAAGCTCTTGGTGAGAGCCGCAAGGCATAAAACTACCATCGGGCATTGAATGAAAGCCGCCGCAGCCAACTTCTTTGGCGCGCTTGATGGCCCCAGCTTTAGTGTTAAAAAAATCAGTAGCTAAACCACTAGATGATCCAACTGAAGTCGCAGAAGAAGCCTTTGTCGGGGGCGCTATGAAAAATCTAGGATGTTGCTCTCTAAATTTTTCATAAAAACTTATTAAAGTCAATAAAAAACCATTATATCTAGCTGCAACATTCAGGTAAGTTGCATTACGCTTGGTAAGCGTTTCATAGTAGTCAACTCCCTCTCCTCTTGTCTCAGCAATATATTTTGCCATCTTTTTTGAATTAACATCTGCAATCATTCTCCATGGTACATTAATATCTACTTTAAAACCATAACGCTGAGCCATGATTGAGTATGTTTTATAATTTGGATCTTCCAAAAATTTAATTTTCGATACATCCAAATCTTCTTGAAGAGCCAATATATCAACAATTAAGCCTGTGTGATAATCTGTCTTATTCACACTTTCAGAAAAACCAGAAGTTGTAAATGGTTTTTTAACGCTCATTAAATATGTCTTTAAATATTTATAAAAATCATCAAAATTTGTGAGCTTGGGGCTGTTTTTAAGATTTGAAAGCACATCTGCATAAAAATCATCATAAAGATCTTCCAAATATGTATCACGCTCTTCTTCTTCGTTGCGATAACTTATTTTTACCGACACTTGTTTTAAAAAGCCGCTATTTTTATTTATTCCTTTGCAACAAGGCAAATTCGTTAATTTGTTAAAAGCTTCTGCAAAGTCCAAAAATGCTTTTGCAACAAAATCCATCATTTGAACGCCGCCGACATTCAGAATATGTTCGTCAGTATGGTATATGCCAGCAGCAAAACCTTTTTTGTTGGTTTTGCCATAAAATGGCACATGGTACCACATATCTTTTGTATTTTTTCTATGCGCATTATAAATTTGCTTATAATTTAAATGGCCTTCATATTTTTCAGTTGTACCAGACTTATTACTGGCGGCCGAAATGAAGCCGTCCTCTTCTAAGATCTTTTGCTTCACCAAGTTTTCTTGATATTTCCAGTGTTCAGGTGGCGGATCCGGCGCCTTATATTTTGATTTAAAAGTAGATGGATCCGCAAGATTAACTAATTTAACAGTCATTGTTTTTCCTCTATTTTTAATTTATATTTTTTAGCTATAGAAGTTTTAGATAAAAGATTTTCATACACATATTTGTCAATCTCGGGTATAAAAGAGGTTCGAAAGGGTTTCTTCTTTTCTTTGGCATTTTTTGTTATACCGCACTCTTTCGCTCTTTTTTTAGTTTCGTTGGCTTCTAATGCCGGCGAATGAACATTAATTCCCTGTATTGCGGTTTTATAAACGCCTGGAGATAATGTGTCTGTTAAACTTTGAATGCTATAATAGCCAGTAATCCCGGGATCATCTGTTAAGCTGATTCCCAAAGGGCTCACTGGCAAAACAAAATAGCCGGCTTTATAAAATAAATTATTACCTGATGTTGCCGGCTGTGCAGAATAAGCAAATTTTAAATACGGATGCGCCACGTCTTTATATTTATCAAATACCAACGCAGTTCGCAAATCTTCGTTATCTGAATAAGAAAAAGTAATAGTCTCTAGAGGCCCCGAGCTTGCGCCTATAAAAAGGTGAATCATACCATCTTTTTCGTCTTTTTCTCGATTAAACTTCCTATTTTCTGTTTTCTTCAACTGCGGCGTATTAAATCCAGTATCTACTGTCTTAACTGTTGTCCTCTGATGGAAATGCAACACGGGAACATGATTATCTTTTGGACGATTAGATTTCAACTCTAATGCATAACTGTCTAGTTCGATATCGTGCAGCGCCAGGGCAGCACTGGGCTTTGCCGCGGGCGGATGAGTATAAAGCCAAGACGACTTGCCAGTATATTTTTTCGCAGCTTTTTCCGATACCATAAAAGGTGTTGCGACAAGGCCACTTAACATTGAGCCATTTTGGCCGTCGAGCGAATAACCACTAAGTATTGTCGGCACTAAAATTTGTGTCACCGATTCCATGAATTGTCCAAATGTCCAGTCGCCAGTTTTCTTTGCCGTAACCTCATTATAAAACCATCTTTTAAAGACGCCGGTTTCCACTAATATGTCGCCGATATTAACCCAAACAGGGGTGCCCATAGGCTGATATGAAACATTCCCCAAGCTTGTAATCGGCAATCGACTATATCGATCATCGTCGGCGACGGCTATGGCTCCGCCGGCGGGCTTTGACCAATCATATATAGCCTTTATTAAGCTTCGAAGAGGAAAAAACATGAAATTTCCAAATGTGTGTGCGTTGTTAATTCTGCCTTCTCCGCCTGTTGGTTTTTTTCTGAGGTGGCAGACAGTGTGCTTTTTTTTATTTATTGTTTGTACACCCTTGACGTCGTACCCAGATGGACATTTTTCAGCTTTGGATCCCGACTTCTTAGTTATTGTTTTTTGACACTCATATGTTGTGTCCGGGCTTTCACTATAGTCTTTTGGGCATTTTTTTGTGACAGGATCTTTAATTGCCTTTACTAGAATTTTTAATTCGGGGCCGGCAAGCACAAATATTCTTGCTGGCGTATCGTCTTCAGATGAGCCGTAAGTGCTATAAGTTAAAGCTGCCAAAATACGATCTAATGATTCATCAACACTTTCTTCGGCCGAGGATGCAGTCCCGTCGTACTTTACCCTCTTTTTTGTTTCTTTAAGATCGTCGACACGATATCCGCTATTTAGCCGCTCCACAATCTGTTGCTGTTTCCAAACGAAGGGCACCGACATCTTGCCGGCTTTAGCCATCTTCGTGGAATACGCCGAAAGGTTAGTGTGCCAATCTTCTTCTGGAACTCTATAGATGGCAGAAGAGATCTTGTGCGTGCGCGCAGGTGCCACGCCATGCCACTCGGAGCGGAAATCGATACCAAAAAGACTTCCATTTCTTGCAATTTGAGTTAATAATAATGCACTAGTTTTCTTTGCATGCTCTCGTTTAATTTTTTCAAGCTCAAAACTAAGTCTTTTGATTTTTGCTCTACTTCCTTTAATTTCTTTCTTAAATTCAGCTTCTTCTTCGCCGGTGGCTTTTTTAGTCATACACGCTTTTATTTTTTTGTCTAATTCTTTTTTTAATTCATCAATCTGCTTAAACTCGTTTATTACTTTTTTATCTTTTGTGCTTTTTTTAATAATATTCAAATTATAAGGTTTAAAAATGTTGCTTTCTTTTTTTGGCTCCGAGCGCGCATAGATCCTCGCCGCCGGCATTCCTATATATTTTACACCTAGTTTTACTTCTCCAGTTTCTGTAAAACTGATATCGTGCTTTGTCCATTTAACATGAAATACCTTTTTTTCTTGTTCTATAAAACTTTCTATCATGGCCTTGGTGATGCCCGGGCCCCAAAAATCAGCACTAAGGTGTGGGTTGGTAGAATAGCCATATTCTAAAACTAAACTTTCAATCTCTGAATCCAGATTGGGCTTAATTAAGGTAACATAATCATCTGCTTTGGTGAGGGGATCTCCAGCAAGAGTAGTTCTGACGGGGTGTCCTTTAGTAAAAACTCCAAAACTTGCAAAAAAGAAATTTATATCAGCATAAAATGAATTTCCCAGACCCCAAACTGGAAAGTCTCTTTTTACGCTAAGATCCATAATACCAGCGCCGGCGGCGCGTTCAAATTTGTTTTTTAAAATATTTTCTTCAGTATCAAATGATCCATAGCCATAAAAAGTACTTTTGGTTGTTTTTTTGTCCGTTGCCGTCAATCTTGATATATCTGTAAAAGGCTCAAAAATAATTTCGCTTTTAGTCGCGTCTTTCCACGACGCTTTCTTATTTCGATTAGGTTTAGTTATTTTATATATCCTTATATAAGGTTGCAGCGCGGCAAGCTGATGTGGTTTCATATTTCTCCACACATGCAAATACTGCTTCTTGATGGTTAAAGATAGCTTTTGCGCGGCAATTTTTTTCTGATTTGTGCTATTAACCTTTTGCATTTTGTCTTTTATAAGCTGATTTGACAAAGACGGGTGCAGGTTTACAATTTTTGTTGATTCGAAGTCCTCACCATCCAGATATAACTTTTGCCGCAAAGCAGTCGCTTGTGCGCCGGCAGCATATAATTGCGGCAAAAGCACATCACTAAGCCACCCTTGAGGACTAAGTTGAGAAGGTAAAAATATTTGCATTATTAAAGCCCAATTATATTTACTATTTCCATCAGAGGCGTTGGAACCAGAACCACATCGCCAACTTTTATATGATTTTCTGTTGGTTTCTTGTTAAACCAAGCGATAATCCACCAGTATTCTGCAGAACCATAATATTTATCTGCTAATTTATAATATCTATCGCCTATATTCCAAATGTGATTTACGGGAGGCGACATTAATGTTAACTGTTTAAGCGTGGGGTATTTAAGCTCTACTGTTTCAAAATGAGGCAATTCATTTATTTTTTGTACTTCATTTAAAGTTTCGCGGCCGTACCTATGTTTAAACTCTTGTTGATAACCAGTGTCATCATTATAAATTACGTCTGTGCCCGTATATCTTGAAAGTGCCATTTAACCCGTGCTCCCCAAAATTTCAGAAAATTGTACCTGTTCACCGGTACCGCCGCCGATCGCGCTCATGCCAGCTTGCATAACATCACCAAGGGACGCCCTTGTCCTATATGGAAAATCTCTGTTTCCAAAAAATTGTCCGCCGTCGACATTTACGTCCCAGCCAACAACACTTTCATGTAATGGTTTAAAGCTAATATTGAAAGTTAATACCCGAGGAAGCAATGCCTGTTTCCCGGGAATTGCGCTGCCATCTGTAAAAACGCCGCGCTGATTAATTCCAAAATCTGACGAAAAACTAGTAATATAGCCTAGCAAACCTTTGTTTGGATTTGCATGGTTCACCAAAAAATTAGCAAATTTAATTCTTACTAAAGGGGGCGACGCCAGAACAGTTTGTTGTGCGCCGGCGTCGCCCACATTAGTATAGCCTGGATATAATGACTTAACCACCATATTAAGCTTTTTTAAATTTTCATTTGCATCATCTCTATCATAATTTGGAATTGCAAACGCCAAACTAATTGCTCTATCGGTATTTTTATAAATTGGAATGGCATCTGCGCGACCAAACACCGGAGTGGCGCTCCATTGTGGAGTAAAGCTATCAGAAAATGCCGTTAAATAAGCAGGAAAAGACAATGTTGTATTTGTTGCTGTTGTTGGAAACTTAAATCTAAGCGTAGCAAAACTCAACGTATTTCTAATATGCGCTTCAGCGGGTGAACACGTCCCAAGAGTTGGATCTGTATCCATCAAATCACTTGCAAGGTTTTTTAATGAACTCATTCCTTGGTTAGCCAAATCCTCGACAAAATTTCCCATTTTTTTATTCTCCTAAATATTATTATTTACAATTCACGCCGCCGTATGGACCTTGCACACATTTTCTACCTTTATCGACAGCTTGGGCCATGGCGAAGAAACCGTCCTTCACCTTTTTCATATCGCCTTCTTTAAATACATCTGCAATGCCGCTGCCAACGGCGCCGGCCAACTTGCCGCCGATGTTTTCAACTAAATTATAGCCGAATTGATCAATTTGCGAGGCGCCTTTTACCAGCGCGTCAGCAACACTGGTAGTGACGATGCCGGCAGCCTTTGGCAGCGCTATATACATCATTGACTCTCTTGAGTCTTTAAGTGCGGCGACGAGCGTCGTCTTTGTTGCCGCGGCCTGAACTGCAGCGTCGGTCTCTCTAGGCCGCATACCCCTCATGTCGCCTTCTGCCATCATCATTTCTCCAGCAGAAACCGCACCCGGCTTATAAGATGCCATTGCCCTGAACTGTGTTGCAGTCAAGCCATATGCTTTTCGCAACGCTATTGTATACGCACGACTGGCACGAGGGCCGGCTGATTGCACCCTGCCCATAACACTCTGAATTGATTTAGAAATATATTCCATTCTTTCTGGAAAATCCATTCCGGCGGCTTTAATTGCATCAAAGCTACCGCCCAGCGAAGACATCACTGCATTAATTTTACCAGCAGATGCCTGCGCACTATCCAAAGTCTCAAATTGTTGCAGCGGCGTCATTATTTCACTAACGCTTAGACCCATTCTACGTGCTCTTGTTTGGAACAAAAGTGTTTGTCTTGTCATTTGTTCTGTATCAAGAATGTCCATAAAGCTTTCAACGTGGCTGCTAAAATCTTGCCACACCCTCGCATAACTCTGACCGGTTGTTTGAGCAAACTTATTTAAAACCGTGCTTGTTTTTAAACTTGCTTCACGCGTTTTGCCCAACACTCCTTCAAATTTATTAAAAACGCCCAGAGTTGTGCCTGCCGACACGCCAAGCTTTTGATACATTACAACTTGTTTAGTAATGGCCATTGAATCTTTTGCAAAGGTGGGCCCTGATACCTTTGCATACCCTTCCAGTGCGGCTTCCATGCTCCTCGCCACGTCCTCGGTCGAAAATCCTAAATCAGCATTTCTCCTTTGAAGATTAGTTAAATCGGCAATCATGCCGCTGGTTTGACTGCGTGTGGTGGATGCCAGCTTTGTTAAGCTTGCGCCCATTTCATCAAATTTACTTACTGTTACCGCCATGGCGGGGAGTTTTTTTTCTAACACCGACCAGCCTTTCTCTAATAAAGAAAGTTTGGCGGCGCCGAGGCCCTTGCCGGCAAATTTGGATTCTGACTTTAGCTTTTTCCGCTTAAAGTCTCCTAAAATTCCTAATGCTAATTTTTTTTCATTCGCTGGAAATGTATCAGCGAGTTCCTTAGCCTTGTCTACGTTGCCAGCGTGAAGGAATTCTAGAAAAGCTTTAGCGTTTGCCGAAATAAATGCCATAAAATAATCCTCTCCCTACTGTATAAATAGTTTTATCGAGAATTATTTTTATTACGCTCTTCTAAATGTTTGGCTAATCTTTTAGCAAACCAATCTCTTAATTTTATAGGCAGGGAATATAATTCGTGGAAACCCCAATTGCCATGTTGTTTTAAAAGAAAGAAAGTCTCATATACGCCGTTCATATACTCAGTCGTCAGGCCAAAAAAAGTTGCCCGTAATAGGCAAACCCCCTTCATTAGTATGTTCACACCGTGAACATTCATATTTATACATGAAATCAACGCCCGGAATATATTTAGCATAAATTTTTCTCAATGCTCTAGAATCTGCAATTGGCATATTTGATATAAAGTTTCTAATAAAAATTAGATCATCATTGCCAGCAACAGATTTTATCATTTGACTATATCGCTCTGTTATTGTTTGTTCTGGTAAATTATGTTTTTCTTTTGATACGGCTCTATCAAACAATTCTTTTTCATCGACGCCCGTTAACATTTTTAATTCAATTTTCATTTTGCTCACTGGCAGATCTACAAAAATAGTGCCAGCCGGTGTGATATCAACATCAGAATAATCTACTTTTTTATTTTTGGCTTTAGTTAAATCCAACTCCAACTCATTCAAAGCAAAACAAAGCTCACAAGACATAGTAACAGTGTAGTCTGTCCCATAACCATTTATTCTTGCATTATATAATATTGCATCTCTGTCGCCCGACAACAACGAAGAAGATTTAATTGTTTTATCTACCAATATACTTTCAATTAATTTATCAAAAACAATGCCAGCTTTAGAATATGCTGTATTGACTAAAATATCTTCCTCTTTAGTCGTCATATAATAAACTTCAGCCGTTTTCTTATTGTAAAGTGGATGATCGCTTGGATAAAATTTTCCTTCTGAGGGGAGTTTTACCAAGTCAATTGGTGGTGTGTACTGTTGTTGTGTTTTAGTTGGGAAAACAAAGTTTTCTGCGTTTCCATTACTCATTTATACCTCTTATTATTCACTGACCCCGGAATTATTAACATTAGTGCCAAGTTCAAGTTCTGCCCAATCATATGATACCGTAACTTTGATATTTGTTAAATCATCGCTGTTATAATTTAAATCACTAAACTTAACTCCCTTAATAAAAGCCCCATGTAAAAACCACTGTTCGTGGACTTCACCGTCTGGCTTAAGCATTTGAATGGCAACTTTTCCCAAGCTATTTACCAAACCATATTTTGATAAATCTTTTATATTTACTGAACTTACCTGATCTGGATAATCATATGCGCAGCCTCTAAGCTTTTGCATAAAAGTATTGGCAGTTGAAGCTGAATATAATTCTCTTACTGTAAAACTAATCTCTTGCCACTTAATGCTTTCCGGAAAATGAAAATGCCAGTTTAACAATCTGTGCTCTGAGGTGACAATTGTGTATCCCGGCCTCGCAACTTCACTTATAAGCGCGACGTCGATATCTTCAAGGCGCAACAAAAATCTATAACTTTGTTGTGCGTCAACGACGACGCGATCCCAAGAGGGGGATGCATCAAGTGGCTCCACCTTACATGTGGGCGCCCCAATTTGATTGAGCATTTTTGCAGCAATTGACTGAACCATTTATTTAATTTAGGCGAACGACTCAAGGTGAGCAAAATCATATGCCAAACTAATAGATACCGTCATTAAATCTTCGCTATCATATGAAACGTCATCATATTTAATTGATTTAATCCACGCATTGACTAATCGCCACTCTTCAACCTTTTTACCATCCGAATCAATTGTTTGAATTGTTACATCGGTAAGGCTATCGGAAGCAAACTTTCTTTTTGAAATGCTTTTTCTCCAATTTTCATTTTGCCCAGTCCAGTTGCTTGGAACTTCATAACCGGCGCGCTCAATTACATTAAAAACTGTCGCGGCGATATCTGGATTAATAGGATCAACTAATTGAAGTTCAATGTCTCCCCAAGTAACTCTACCGGGGAACTTAAATTCATGTGATAGAAATTGATGTTTGGCGCCATCTGAAACTGTAATGCTTGGTCTTCCTGCGCTTTTGACAACCCATGCTGGAATGTCCCCTAAGCGCAAAATAAACTTAAATTTACGTTTGGGTTCAATATTCATTGATTGCCATTGTGGCAATGCGTCTGCTTCTTTTCCCGCCATTATATTAACTCCTTCCTACTATAATTAGTATTAATCCTCAAAAGCGGCGCCAGTATTGGTGATAATAAAATCAACTGCAATGAATTCAATTGCCCGGGCGGGCTTCAAGAATACTTTTGCATACATAATGTTTCTATCAACTAAGTCTGGCGTAGTTGTTGTTTGATCTAAAACCAACTTATAATCATCGAGGCCAAACCTTGCTTTAACATCAGCTAAGAAAGGATTAGCGCGATTAATAAATCTATCCCAAGTAGCAGTTACGTTTGGCTCAAACAAAATGTCATTTGAAATTCTAGATATCCCCTTCTTCACAAAGAGAAGTAGCCTTCGAACATTAATTCTATCCAAAGCGGATCTTGTAACTTGAAGCGTCTTTTGTCCAAAAATTACAATACCTTCGTTCGGGAAAGTTGCAATTGGATTAATGTTCGCATCATACAAGTCATCTCTATTTTGTGCAGTCAGGCGCTGAGTTACGTTAACAACTGGCAGTCCAGCGACACCAGTTGAAAGTCCGCCGCGATTAAAGCCTGCCGGGGCAAACCACGGTGCCTTTATTTTGTCTGTGTACGACATTGCACCCAGAGCAGCAACTGAAGGTGGCACGTACACAAGGTTACCCAGAAGAGTATCTTTAATCTGTACCCACGGGTAATATGCACAAGCATAGCTTGAATTTATATAACGATTTCTAAGGTTGTCTACGGCTGTTTTTACAGTAGTGCGATATGTTTTGCCACTGCTGCTTTCGTGTGCCGGCTCAAAGTCGCCTTTAAGATCAACAATCGCCATGGCATCACCGCGTGCTTCACAAATATCCATAAGGTGTGTTGTTAAAGGCTCATGAGCCAAGCCCGGGGCTATAGCTAGATTGTATTCCACAACTTCTGGATCTTTGATAATATCAAGAGCCTCTTTGTATGTGTTGAACACATAACTGTTAACTTCTGTAGGCGTGGTTGAAGCATTGTGCAACAAGCCGCTGCGTGTTGGGTCTTTTTCTTTAATATTAAAGCCATCAACGCCGCCATAGAATACAGTAGTGAATTTAGCAATCCCTAGATCAATAACATCTTTATAGGAGCCGCTAGCAACAGTAACATACTCCGGGGACTTGTGTGAACCAGAAATGTAGTAATAGTTACCAGCCGATGAGCCGCTGACATCATCTAGTGAGAAGCGCCACATAAATCTAGTATAAGTGGTGTCTACGTCTGTTTGGCTACTCAAGCCGTCGCTTTTTGCTCTAACAAGGTCTCTTGTTGATTCATCAAACTTACCATTTGTCTTGGTTAGTCCAGTCCAAGCGCCCCAATAAGCATCTTTAACGCTTGACAGACTTTCTTGTCTGGCGTTTTCTCTCAGGCCCACTTTTGGGTAGCGGAAGATCACCCGGCTGCCAGTTGGGAATGCCTTGTAGTTGCCACTAATTGCATGCTTGACAGTCAAGGCGTTGGCAGCG